GGGCAGCAAGCATTAGAGGAAAATGATAGGGCTAAGGCTAAGATACTGAGACAGCATGAAGATGCTAGAAATGCGATTAATGTTGTAGTTCCCACAGGTGATTTAGAAAAAGAACTACTAGATGATATGGAAGGATCTAGTGCCAATCAAGCCGGTACTAACAAATCCTAGCCGTTCTTTAACGGACAGGATTCTAGGCAGAACTCCAGATCCAGAATTGGATAAGCGTATTGCTCTAGCTAAACAGAAGATGCAGACAGAGATGCCAAATGAAATGGCAGCATCTAGTATTAAACCAACTGGTCTACTTGGTTCTATGACTGATAAGTTGGTTCAGAGGATGATAGGTGGGACACCAGCGGCTACGACTAATCCTCTTGGTGGAATCAGATATAACCCAGACCAGATAAAAGGTTTGAGCCAGAATGAATTAGAAGATGTGTTTGCTCATGAATTGACTCACGTTGGACAGTATCAGAAGATGCCATTCCTAAAGAGATTTATTACTCCAGATAGTGATGAAGGATTACCAGAAGCTACTAAGAAAGCATATAGGATGCAAGGATTCGATCCTGCATATCGTGGTAAATCTACTGAGATGGAAGCATATCAGACTGAAGCTCAGAGAAAAGCGAAGCGTGGTGAAGGATTTCCTGGTTATGATATTCAGTTGTTTCCACCGAAGAAACCTGGAATTAATACTGGTCCATCGTTTAAGCCAAAAGTGAAGAAATAATTATGCCACTATCTAAATACTTCGGTGGTCACGGCGAGAAAGTCATGAAAGACATGAAAAAGAAGCATGGAGATAAGAAAGGAAAGAGTATCTTCTATGCTACTAGTAATAAAAAGAAGAAAGATAAAAAAGGTGGACTTGATGTGAGTCCATCAGATAAAGTTAAAAAGAAATTTAATTTTAATTAGTTGTAATAAGTAATGAAAAAGAAAGAAATACCAAAAGAAATTCAGGATCTCCTACTTGCAGTCGTTAGAGACTGTGAGATGGAGGATGATGCTGTCCGTGAACGGCAAATCAGGACTTGGAAGAGATTAAAACTTACATGGGAAGGATTCACTAAAGTATGGTATTCTGAAGTTGCCCATGACTGGCGTATATATAATGAGACACAAGATCAAGATACAGACCAGGCATACTACGACAAGCCTATTAATGTTTTTCGTGCATATTTAGAATCCATCATTGCTGCATTATCAATTATAATTCCACCTCTTAAATGTTTTCCAGATGATGCAGATAATCCACTTGATTTAGCCACTGCAAAAGCTGGCGATAAGATTTGTGAACTTGTATATCGTCATAATGATGTTAGTTTATTGTGGCTTCACGCATTGTTTATCTTTGTCACAGAAGGAATGATTGCTTGTTACTCATATCCTAAATCTGATGATAAGTATGGAACTTATGAAGATAAGCAATATGAAGATATCACAGAAGAGCATGATGTAACTACATGTTCTCTTTGTGGTTCTACAATTGAAGATAATGTTGTAGATCCTCTAGCAGATGCTCAATTAGACGGAGCTAACATAGGCGGAGACATTCCACAGTCAGAGATGATGCAACCAGGAATGGAGATGCTTCAAGCTCCACCTATGCAAACAACTGGAATGTTAGCAGATCAATCTGGAATGATGCCACCGGCTGAAATTCCACAAGATCCAAATCAAGGAGTTGTTAATCAAGATTTAATCAATCAGGAACTAGATGAGTTTCAACCTGGTAATGAAGATGTTGAATTACACAATGCATTAATTAATGAAAATCAAGAACTGTGTCCAGCTTGTATGGAAATGATGGACCCAGTTCGTAAACGTGAACAGTTTATTACTACTAGATTAGTTGGAATTACTAAACATCCAAAATCCAGAATCTGTATGGAGGTATATGGAGGCTTATCTGTAAAGATTCCAAATTATGCCAGAACTCAACTAGAATGTCCATACTTGTTATTTTCAAGAGAAGTTAATTATGCTGTAGCTATGGATAAGTATGGATTCAAGGATAAGAAAGATCTTAATAAGAAGATTGGAAGCGGTAATAGTCCTGGTGGATATGATCAGTATGAACAATGGGGCCGCTTATCTCCACAGTATCAAGGTGAATATCCTACTAATGTCGTAACTGAAAAGATGTGCTGGCTTCGTCCATCATCGTTCAACATGCTTGGTGATGAAGATGATATTAAGAAGCTGAAAAAGCTATATCCTGATGGAGTTAAAGTTACTAAAGTTAATGATGAATTTGCTGATGCTTGCAATGAGTCACTAGATGATTGTTGGACATTGTCTCAAAATCCAATGTCTGATTTCTTGCATTTTGATCCTCTTGGAATGCTCCTGACTCCAATTCAAGATATCACAGATGATTTAACATCGTTAACATTACAGACTATTGAACATGGAGTTTCGCTAACGTTTGCAGATCCTTCTGTATTGAATTTCAAAGCATTCCAGCAAACAGAAGTTACTCCAGGTGGTATGTTTCCGGCGACTCCGAAAAGTGGCAAATCCTTGGCAGAAGGATTCTACGAAGCAAGAACGGCTACATTATCTGCTGAAGTAATGCCATTTGCTCAAAGTATTCAATCAATGGGTCAACTTGTATCAGGAGCATTACCATCGCTATTCGGTGGTATGATGCAGGGTGGTGGAGAAACAGCATCTCAGTATTCAATGTCTAGAGCACAGGCACAGCAAAGACAACAAAATACTTGGAAAATGCTAATTGTTTGGTGGAAAACTATTTTTGGCAAAGTTATTCCAATGTATATCAACGGCGTTAAAGAAGATGAGAGAGATGTACAACGTGATCCTGATGGTAATTTCATTAATGTGTTTATCCGTAAGGCCGAGCTTGAGGGGAAAATTGGAAAAGTTGAATTAGAAGCTAATGAAAATCTACCATTGACGTGGGGACAACGTAAGGATGTTATTGAGAAACTATTCCAGAATGCTAATCCAGAGATTATGAAAATCCTAGCCGCTCCCGAAAACTTATCACTTATTCACGAAGCATTAGGATTGGATGATTTCTACGTTCCTGGTGAAGATGATAAGAATAAAGCTTATGATGATATTAAACAACTTTTAGGTAGTGAACCAATGCCTACTGGCGATCCTATGATGCCAGAACAGTCATCTATTCAATTTGATCCAATATTTGATAATCTTGAAATTACATTTGAAATTGTCAGAAAATGGGTTATCAGTGAGGCTGGTAGGCAAGCTAAGACTGATAACGAAGCTGGATATCGTAATGTATTATTGTATGGTTCAAGTATCAAACAATTCTTAATGCAACAGATGATGCAACAGCAAGCAATGCAAGCTCAAGCTGGTAATGAAAATGGCAAAGGTGAAGATGGCGCTGCTCCACCTGAAAAGCCCAATCAATTAGATCAGGAAGCGCCCATACTAGGAGAGAGTAATGTTTCTACGATTCAATAATTTATTGTCACCTGAAGAAGTAAAATCCGGCTTTGGTGGTTTTGGTTCTGGCTCTAAGACTAGTACATTAACCCCAGAAATGGGTAAAGAAGATACTATTAAGTTTCTTGGTGAAGATGATGAAGAAGCTGAGAAGATAGATTTAGAACAAAAAGATAAAAAAGATGACAAAGAGGCAAAAGAACCAAAAGATAAAGATGAAGAAGAAGGCGATAAAGAGGCTAAAGATAGCGAGGAAGATGAATTAAAAGAGATTGAAGAGGAACTAGAAGAGCCAGATGAAGAAAAACTTGAATTAACTACTCCAGTTCGTAGGAGTGAAATTCTCAAGAAGTATCCAACTCTATTCAAAGATTTTCCATATCTTGAAAAGGCTTATTATCGTGAACAGCAATTTACAGAAATATTTCCAACCATTCCAGATGCTAAAGAAGCAATGGAAAAGGCTGACACTTTAGATAAATTTGAGAAGGATATCTTCACAGACGGAAATACCGAGATTCTTCTTGAAGGGTTGAAAGCTCAGAATCCCAAGTCATTTCATAAAGTTGTAGATAATTATTTAACAGTATTATCAAAGGTTGATGAGAAAGCATATCTTCATGTAATTGGAAATACCATTAAACATACTATTGCTGGTATGGTGCAAGAAGCTAGAAGTACTAGTAATGAAGCATTGCAGAATGCCGCTGTGATTCTGAATCAGTATGTATTTGGTTCGAGCAATTACACTCCGCCATCTAATCTCTCTAAAGAAAGCTCTAACGAAGATGATGGTGAGAAAGCTAAGTTTGATAGGCAGAGGCAAGAATTCGTTAAAGAGAAGTTCGAAACGGCTCAAGAAGATTTGAATGGTCGAGTTAATAACATTTTAAAATCGACTATTGAAGGTAATATTGATCCAAAAGATTCGATGAGTGCATATGTCAAGAAGAATGCTTCTAGAGAAGCACTTGAATCCTTAACGAATCTTATTGAGAAAGATTCACGCTTTAAGACTTTAATTGACAAGTTGTGGGAAAATGCATTTAACAAGAATTTTAACAGAGATTCATTAGATAAGATTAAGTCAGCCTATACATCTAAAGCAAAGACACTGTTGCCAGCAGTCATAAAACAGGCCAGAAATGAAGCTTTAAAAGGTATGGGAAAACGTGTTAATGATGACTCTAAAGAACACGTTGAGGATGATTCTAAAGAGAACAAGAGTCCAACTGAAAAGAGGCGTTCCACATCTCCATCAAATAGTGGACGAAAGATCACTGATCCAAAGGATATTCCACATGGCATGAGATCAATAGATTTTCTCATGCAGGATTAGTTCAATGAGTAGAATATTGTATCACCTTGCGTATCTAATAGCTAGAGCGTGCTGTGATTTCAGATTTTGGCTTGAGCCTGATTTGAAATCTACAATATTCTACAATTGGAGATGATGGAGATTAAACATGGCTGTTGTTGAAGCACAAGTAACAGCTCTAGAATTGGAAAAAGTAATTCCAAAAATTAGAGTTCTGTTTGAACGTGATGATAAGTTCTATGCAAATATCAAGAAGCGAGATGTTGAAGTAATTTCATCTCGTCAGATGAGAGTACCACTTGAATTGCGTCCCGGTGGATCATTTCAGTATTTTGATCCTAATGGTGGAGATTTGGGACGTGGTGGTGGACCAACTTGGGATAAAGCAATTCTCACTTCTGTATTCGTTAGTGAGAATATCGAATATACCAAGCTAACTCAGTGGTCTACTGACAATGACAGAAAAGCAATCACTAATGCTGTTCGTCGTTTGACTGCTACAGCATTGGATGAAATTAGGCGTCAGCTCGATTCACAGCTAATGCAGGCTGGTAATGGTGTTATTGGAACCATTACTACCGTAGCAACAGCGGCTGGAGTTGATACCTATACACTAACATCAGATGGATTTGGTGCTCGTCTGATGAGATTTGGACAAACAGTTCAAGTCTATGATGCTACACTAACTACACTAAGAGGAAGCGGTCAAATCACTCTCTGGGACGTTGAGAATAATACAATTGATGTAACTCCAGCCGTTGCCGGTGCAATTGCTACGGATTTATTGGTTGTCAATGGTATCTCAGCTCCTAATTCACTACCTGCATTGTATGGTGTTCCGTATCATCATTCAAACTCGTCTGCAGGAACTTGGCTTGGATTCAATAGAGCTACAACTCCTGAAATTCGTTCCAATCGTGGCAGTGCTCTATCATTACCATTGCCTAGACTAGCTATTAACAAGATGGGAAATAGAGTTGGAATTGATAATAGCTTCAAGCCAAATGCATGGTTGCATCCTTGTCAGAAACAGGCTTACGAAGATATCGGACAGTCTGTAGTCATGATTCAACAGCCTAATAAGAATCGTTCTGAAGGCGATTTGAACATGTATTTTGACAGAATGCAATTTGCTGGTGCTCCAGATAAGCCATCCTTCAACTGGGACAAGAAGAGAATCGATTTTGTTTCAGATGAGGTTTGGGGCAGAGGTGAGATTCTACCCATCGGATTCTATATCACTGATGGACGTAAAATCTTTGAGATTCGCTCTGCTTCTGGTGGCGTAACTACTGCGGATATCTTCTATATGGTGAATGGTATGCAGGTTTTCGTGAATAATCCTGCTGCCACAGCATATATTGATAACTTGCAGGTTCCTGCTGGCTATATTTCTTAATTAGGAGGTTGAAAAATAAATCATGAGTGACCTTCTTTTTCAGAACTTTAGCACAGTTCAATCTGATAAACAACCATTGCCGCCGACAATTGCATCAGCGGCTACTATTGCACCAACTACGAAATTTACATTCGTAACTGGTACAGTAACTATTGCTACTATCACTCCACCTGTAACTGGATACTGTGAAGTGACTCTCTGTTTCACTGATGGAGCACCTGGAATATTCTTGACGAGCGGTAATATTAAGACTGCTCTTACACCAATTCAGAATAGACCAGTTACTCTACACTATGATCCATCATCTGCTAAATGGTGGGTTGGTGCGTTGCAATAACTAGCAAGGGAGTGGTGAGGATGTTAATGCTGGGTTAGCATCCTCACCAAAGTTTTATGGAACTCACAGAAACAATTGAAAGCATTAATCAGCAGTTGATAGATGAATTTGGTATTGATACTGTTACTGGAGATCCAATCTGGAGAGTTGTCTGGTCAGAAGATCAATTTGAACATCGTCTTGGAACTTATGATGATATTACTCCAGCAGGATTATATTTAAGAACTGTAACTGAAGTTAGATGGGTTCCAAAGTATAGACAGTGGATTCAGAAGAAATATGTTCTCGAACGATTAGTGGTAGTTCCAGAATCTAATATGCCTGAACTTCCATCTACAAAATTAAGCTATGAACCATTATGGGTGTTTGAAGATGTAAATGGTGGTTATCTGCCACCTAAATGGGAAGCCGCTAAGTTCATCATTGACACTGTATATGCTGCACAATATAAAAATCATAATTTAGCAAGATATAATGATCCTGAAAATTCGCAAGAAGCATCACTTGAACTTAAGAAGCAACGAATTGATAAGATACAAGAAGAGTTGTATGGGGATGAGATTGGTCAAATTGGAATGGATTTGTTAATGGGTCAAGCGATATCTAAACCTAATAAACCATTTGGGGAGAGTTAATATGCCTGTAGGTGGATTTCCAGGAATTCAAGATTTTCGACGTAGAACAATTAGAGCACCAGTAAATCCAATGGATAAGTCTACAGTTGTGTCGATTTATCCAAAAGAAATTATTGAAATTAAACACACTATTCAACCTGGAAGATTTGTAATTCCAGCCGGAACGTATGAAAAACCAGCAATTCTAGTTGTTGGTAGTTCTAGCTGGTGGAGAGAAATTGACGAAGAGCAGCCATTACTTGAAATTCCAACATCTAGTATTCAGATAGCAGATTCTATTGTAAGAGATTATTGTAATGGACTTTTAGCATGTAATATGGGAAATGCTATGCCAGGAATCTTCTTTGTTCCAGGAGAAAAAACTGTAGCCCAACTTCAGTTAACTGATAGTGCTTTCTTAAGCAGAGCTAAAATTAAGCAGGATGCTTGGTACTTAGAGCTCGTCAAGATGGCAGATGTTCTATGGGCTAGAACTAATGGAAGTCCATTATGTATTGCTGATGATATGAGATTAGCCGCTCGTGAACTTGGATTGACAAATAAGGATTGGATGGCTGATTTTCAGACTATTCAGCAAGTTCGTTGTGTTGCTTGTGGTGCTTTTAAGAATCCAGCATTTCCTGTTTGTCAGACTTGTAAGAGTGTTGATTTAAATCATCCAGCCGCTAAAGATTTGAAGTTTGCACAATAATGGCCTCACCTGATTTAACAGCAGGAACGGTAATGAATGCAGCGGCAGCATTACTGAATGATGTTACTAGAACTGTGTATACTTATGCAGTTCAGCTTCCATATTTGAATATGGCATTACAGGAACTTCAGGAATTATTTGAATTGAATGAAGTTCCTGTAACTGACACTGTTTCGGCTGTTATTCAGATAGATGCTGGAGTATCATCAGTCGGATATGCTCCAACTCCACCAATTGCGGCTACACCATACTTACCAGACGATTTGATTGAACCTCAAATACTATGGACAAGAACTAGAGATATAGATCCTTACGTCCCAATGAATAGAGTTGATTTCTTACCACGTTGGATGGAAGGAACTGAAATTAGTCAACTTACTGATTATGTTTGGCAAACTCAGCAAATCAAATTCTTTCCTGCTAACGGCGATAACGATATTAAACTTGACTATATCCGTAATTTATTTACTGCTGTTACTTCATCTGCTTCTGACATAGCAGTAGTAAATGCAGCTTCATTTCTTGAATATAGAACTGCTGGATTATTGGCTGAGTTTGTTGAGTTGAATAAGATTAGAGCTGATAATTTGACTGGGTTTGCATCTCTCGCAATGGATAGAGCTGTTGGAATTGGTACTAAAGGTAGACAGGTAATCATTACAAGAAGGAGGCCATTTAGAAGTTCATACAAACGCCGTTCGTTCATGTAACCTCTGGCTCATAAAGAGCTGGTCAATCGACTGGAGGTAGATTATGATTCCAGGTTTTTGGGGTTTTCTAAAGCAAGGTGGTATTCTTCAAGGGTTTCCATTTGCAGGAAATGTGTACTACGTAGGTTCACAAGCTCCTGTATTTGGAAAGAGAGTTAACAGCATCGCAAATGCCTTCGGTGTTATGCGTCCTAAAGACGTTCTATTTCTGGGACCACAAGCATACGAAGAAGGCAATCTAGTAATTCCTGAAGCATTAACTAACATCACAATTATTGGTGCTGGTGGTAGAGGTTCTTGTTTTATTGAACCATCTGTCTCTGGTGATGAAGGATTGCAAGTTCTTGCTGATGATGTAACACTTGTTAATGTTGGTGTTGCTGATGGTGGTACTGGTGACTATGGAATATCTGTTGGTAGTAACACTGTTTCTCCTAATAGATTTAGAGCTTATGGCTGTAAATTTGAAGGTTCTACAGTTGGTTGTAAACTGTGGCAAGCAGGCGATGTAATTCTTGATGATTGTGAATTTGCATGGGCAAATACAGGATTACAACTATCTTCTGGTGCAATTGGATTCAATACTCAAATTGTTGTGAAGGATTCTAGATTCCACAATAATTCTCTCAATTGCATTGGTCAGGTTGCAAATGCACAGCAAGTGAATAATCTGCAATTAATGGGTAGTTTCTTTGATCAATTGGAAGATGGAACTGAACCAACAGATTTCATTCTCCTTCAAGATAATGGAAATACTGGTTTGATTGCCGGAAATCAATTTGCTATTGCAACTAATGCATCAGCTAAGCTCACTATTGGGACTGGTATAATGTGGGGTCCAAATGGTACGGAAGCTGGTTGGTCATCTGCACGTCCTGCGTAATAACTGACAATTAAGGAGAATTCAAATGCCTACAGATAACATCGCAAATCGTTTCACTCTTGGTGATATCGTCAATGTTCCATGTGTCGTAACGGCTCTTAGTACACCTCAAGTTGGAGTTTCTTTGCTAACATTAACTCCAAAATATAAGACGCCAAATGGAACAACTCCATCGACTATTACGTCTGTCTATGCTACTCAGGTTCTTCTTGATAAGTAGTTAGATTAAAGAGGGGTGCGCATTCTCGCACGCACAAATTTTCGATATGAGTCCATACAGAGATCATGAACCAATAGTAATAGATCAATTCAATGGTCTATGGGATAGGGGTGATACTGATAATACTCCTATGGACCATTTTGCTCGTTGTAATAATGTAAAGTATGTAGGCTCAAGCTCATTTAGAACTAGAGATGGAATTGGAATTAGTCAGACAGTAGCCGTTCCGTTGAGTGATGTTAAGAGAATTTACAATTATCCTACACAGACGGCTAATACATTACTAGTATTGACAGTTAGTGGAACAACAGGTAATATTTATCATGTAGTTAATTCAACTACTGTATATGGTCCGATATTAACAATTGTTGGAATGCAGGATTTCGCATTTGTTCCATATGCAGGACGTGCTTATATTAGTCCATTTGCATCTTTTGATGTTGGTGGATTGAATGTAGAGAAGGGATTAGATAACGAATTCCTTTACGTATATGCTGGTGATGGAACGGCTGCTAGAAAAGCTGCTGGTAGTCCGATGTCAGGTAATATGACCATTGCTAATGGAGCGGCTGGTCATACAGATCCAGGATTACATATATTTGCTTTTGTAAGAGAAACTATTTCTGGTTATCTAGCTCCACCAGGACAAAATGAAGAGTTTACTACAGTTGCTACAAATTCAGTTTCATTTGGTAGTGTTCAAGCAACTGGTTCTCCTTTAGTTGCACGGAGACATCTTGTAGCTACTAAAACAATTACCAGTTTCAATGGTGATCTGAGTGGTTATCAATTCTTCTTCGTTCCAAATGCTACTATAGAAAATGATACTGATACGTTCTTGAATAATATATCATTTTATGATGCTGATTTGTTAGATGATGCTTCTCATCTGATAGATAATTATGCAGAAATACCAGCCGGTGCTGTTCTTACATTATATCATAATAGATTGGTTTTAACTACGACATTTGATGATATATCTCTTGGATTAGTATCAGCCGTTGGAGAACCTGAAGCTATCAGTCAGATTGATGGATTATTCATAGTTCCTCCTGACGGAAATCCAATTACGAATGCACAAGAACTGAGAGATATTTTATATGTCTTTAAGCGTTCTCGTACTGTATCCTTCATTGATAATGGAGATGTCCCATCTTCGTGGCCTCTTGTTACAGTGGATAATGCTTTGGGCACTAGTGTTCATGGTATTGCGACTGTCTTGGATTCTGGCTCGTCGTCAGTAGATTATCTTATCGTATGTACGTACCAAGGTGTAACGATGTTTAATGGTCGTTACATTGTGCCTGAATTAAGCTGGAAAGTTGAACATTTTTGGCAAGAATTAGATAGAAATGATTTTAGATTTATTCAAATTATTAATGCTCCAATTCAGAAAGAGATATATATTGTACTTCCAACTAGACAAATGCTTGTTGGTAATTATGGAAATGCAATGGACCCAAAGAAGATTAGATGGGCACCATGGTCATTTATAATGGGTGTGAATACAGTTGCAATCTTCAATATTGATGAAGTTATTATTGGTGCGGATATAGTATAAAGTGTTATAATGCCTACAACTTCTATCGCTATTGGAATTGCACCTAATTGTACATTTACAGTAAATCCTGGCAATACTTGGAGTTCTGTTGATAATATTATTGGAAATGGAACTTATGGAGCAGTTCAGCCATTATTTTTTGAAGCTAGCGATGTATTTTTTAATCCTGGTTCTGCTAGTGGAAGAATAAACTCTGCTACTCTGCGAATGACATTCTCTATTGGTATAATTGATGCTCCTCTAATAATTAGTCCGTTTAGTGGAGCTTCTGGAGATCATCCAGCTCCATGCCAAGCATTTACTCCTGTTACATCTGATCAGTGGGATATTGATGCTGGTCTTGATGGATTTGATATTGGAGCACTTAGTGGTTTTGATCTTGGTATACACGTAGATACAACTGTTCCAACGACTACACTAGGTGCATTTGCTATTACAGATTATAGAATAGATATTGATTATGATCAGTTTGTGGTATCATCTATTACTCCTAAACGTGGTTTTGAGGGGACTCCTGTTGTAATTAAAGGTGCCGGATTCGTATCTGGCATATCTGTAGAATTTGATGGGGTTCCAGCAGACAATATTGTTTATGTTGATTCAACAACTATAACGGCTGATGCTCCAGCTCATGCGAATGGATATGTTGATGTCTTGGTTAGTAATGGATTTGCTCCAGCAACATTCACTAATGGATTTAGATATGGAAGCCAAATTGATTCTGTATCTTTAAGTCATG